ATGAGATTCGACGCCCGCACCGCAAGCAAGCTGCCACCAGGGCAGCACCTGACCTTTGACGGCTTTCCAGGCCTACGCCTGCAGGCGAGCGAAAGCCGTCGCTCGTGGATTTACCGTTACAAGTCACCCATCGATGACCGCATGCGTCAGGTGAAGCTGGGCGAGTGGCCAGCAATGGGATTCCCCGCCGCGATCGCCGAATGGGAGCAGAAACGCTCCGCGCGCGATGGCGGAGCCGATCCTGCGGCCGAAAAACGGGAGAAGCGCCAGGTGATCGCGACAACGCGCGCGATCGACGCATATACGGTCAAGCAGGTATGTCTGGACTACATCGGCGGTTACCTAGAGCCCAATCGAAAAGAAAAGGGGGTGATCGAGGTGACGCGCATGTTCAAGGCAATGTTGGCGCCGATTGCGGCTCTGCCCGCCGCCTCAATCACTCGCGCGCAGGCGTTCGAGTTCCTGGATTCATACCGAGCGACGCCTGCGCTTGCGGCCAGGCTCCGCATGGAGCTCGGTGGCGCATGGGACCATGCGATGGACGCTGGTCGGCTGCCTGACGGCACGCCGAACTGGTGGCGAATGATTTTGCGCGGGAAGCTTCGCAGCAAGGGACGCACGATCGACGGCGTCGCCATGGGCACGAAGAAGCGGGTGTTGAGTGAGGACGAGATTGGCACGCTGCTCCGCTGGCTTCCGAATATGAGCCTCACAGTGTCGGATGCAGTCACGCTGTACCTATGGACTGGTGCCCGGGGAGGAGAGATCGTTTCAATGGAGTCGCACGAGATCGCCGAGGAGGCGGACGGTCTCTGGTGGACCGTACCAAAGGAAAAGACGAAGAACTCGTGGCGATCAAAGGCAGCGGATTTGCGAGTGCCACTCATCGGCCGCGCCGAGGCAATCGTTCGGCGGCGCAAAGAGCAGGCTGTGAATGGCTTTCTGTTCCCGACGTCGACCGGCGAAATGATGAAGCAGACCGTCATTTCGCACGGCGTTTACTACCATCAGCTGTACTGCAAGCAGGTGCCCAGCCACAATCGTCCCCGACTGCCGGTGACGCATTGGTCGCCTCATGATCTGAGGCGGACAGCCAGAACAGTGCTCGCCGCGCTTGGGTGCCCGCATGATGTCGCGGAGGCGGTACTCGGGCATATTCAACCCGGGGTGGCCGGTGTGTATAACCGGCACCACTATGATCGCGAGCGCCGAGAGTGGCTTACGCGCCTGTCGCAGTTCCTTGAAGAACTTGCGCTGCGGTATCCGACGAAGTAATTGTGTCTAAGGCTAAACTAGACCGAACAGACAGCGTCAGATCGTCTGACTGGGTTCGGCCATTTCCAGACGTTGGCCTGCGCTTTTACGCGGACATTCGAATGTCGCCTCCGGATCAGGCAACGGCCCCCCGCCTTTACAATAGGGGCGTGGTCGGGACGCGGTACAGTCGCGCGTCGGGCCGTTCTTATCCAGCAAAGTCCGCGGCTGAGCCACTTGCACATGCCCCCTAGGCCCACACAACCACGTCTAGCACGGCAATCAAGCGGTCAGTGCCGTGTATCGCATTTTCTTTACGCATAGTAGACTCCCGTATGCCATGCTCACACGCGTATTAAAACAAAAATCCGAGCCGATTGGGCAAAAATAAAATTTAGACCAAATCTTGAAAATTATGCTATCAAACACTCAAATTAAACGACTTGTGAAATCGGCAGAATTACTCTCCGAGAGGGACAATGATTCAACTTCGCGGCGCCAACCAAACTCCCCGGTCATTGATGCGAAAAGTTCTGAATCGATAATTTCATATTTGAAAAATCCTTATGAAAATGGTTATTGGGAGCTAAAGGCGATGTGGAACCACACATCTCCCTTCTCCCTCTACCTGCTGGAGAAAATGGAAACTCTTGAGGAGCTTGATTCTATAAAACCGCTATTGCCATCATCTTTGCAGGCAAGAAAACTCTCTGAAAAAAAGAGAGAAGAGTTGTTGAGAATCACCAGTCGGGTTACATCGGTAAATAGACTATTTCGAGCAGCTGCCCAAGACGAGGCAGGCGAGGAGATTTCGAAATTTCCCGAGTTGGACATGTGGATGGCCAACATCGATCTTGAAGAATTTCGCAAACGATTTAAAGACGCCTATAATTTATTCGCAAGCGAAATCTATTTCGACGGTTTCGCAAGCCCCGTTCGCCCGTTAACACTTTTTCAGATCAAATCGGGTGCCGTGTCGTTTAGTGAAATCAATGGGCGAAGTACCGAGATTCGTGTCGTCGGAACGCGGCAGGAGGATGTCCACGCAATTCAAAAATTCCTTTTGTCTCTAGGAATTATCGACACCCCTAAAGTCTCGAGAATATTTTCACCAGATGAGGCTCTCTTCCGGCCATATTTTTCTATGGTATCGGCAGTTCTTCCACGGATCATTGACGACGCTCAGATTTCGAAGATGTTCGGGCAAGCCTTGGAATATTACGAGGCCGAAGATTTTCAGCATTGCATTAGTACGTTAGGACTAATCTCTGAAGATTATCTGCAGCGAATATACACCACCCTCCTGCGGGAGCAAACCCCCGGTGGATTAACGCTTGGTCAAATTTTTGATCGTCTACACAGACGCATTGACGAATTATTTCCGATCGCTAAAATTCCGCTCGTTTCGCTGGACGAAATTTTTGGGAAAGTGAATAATCTTGGCTCGGAAGATGATGTGGACCTTCTGAAAGCAATTTTTCGTGACGTCATATCCACAATTAAAAATGATCGATCGCATTATACAAAAAGAATCGACGAATTTATAAGGCCTTCTTCGCGACAGACACCATTTCCAAGCCGAATTGTCGACGGCATCAATGAGATTTTGAAATGGAGGAATGCTGCATCCCATAACAGTCGAGTACCCCTCGGAGCTCACGAAGCTGATAGAACCCTTTACTGCATTGTAATTTTTATTGACTGGTGGCAATCTCAGTCGGCCAGTTTGGATTGGTCAAATACAAAAATGCAAATAATCGAATATCTAATTAAGGCAGCAAAATTGCCGTGATGCCGGAGGATACCGTGGCTGGGATCGAGTGCTGCAGAGCATTCCAACTAACGGAAGGGCCGTTCGTCGCTCAGAAGCGGTCATTTCATCAACACATCGTCGACCGTCGGCTAAGGGTCGGGTGCTGCCGCCCACGTCGGGGGGGCAGTCGGCCATGAACGGCCGCTCGACATCTCGTGCCGAATCGCGGAAAATTTAGCGAAAACCATCGACTTACTCTTGCTATTACCTTGCTGGTGCGCAGTAGCACTTTCAGCACTCCCGTCCGGTCATCATTTTTTTCGGTAGCTGATTTTCATAAATGACAACAGATAACCTTCCTCAAGATCTGCTGAGCATCATTGAAAGACGCGGCGGCGTTATACTGCCCGAACACACCGACCCGTGGACGCGGCACTTGATATCTCAGGCCACGTCGAGTATCGAAATCCAAAGAAATAGAATCGAGGCCATGTATTTAAAAGAGAATGGCCTTAGTCTTCACGCGGCAGTATTTAACTCCCTTTCCCCGGAGGCGTTCTCATCAATTTCATCAGAAGAAAATTCGAATGGAGATGCGTTGATTGGGGTTAGTTACGGGTTTATTTTCAACGCAGCATGTCTGGTATCTTTAATGCTTGCTCGAAATGATATGTTTGTCGAAGTGGGCGATCCCACGATAGAAAAATCCGACGTCGCACTCTCGTATATTCCTAGCAATCTTGCCGACTCCGGCATTCATCCAGCTCAACCCAATTGCCCGATTCGCAAGGCATTTTCTGTTTATCTTCTATCCAAGTTTATAGACAGTATATTTTTTCACGAGGCGACGCACTTGATTAGGGGTCACCTCGGACTTGTTCGGAAAAATGGGGTAGCGATTTGGGCAGAGAAAGACCAAGGAGCCGTTAAACTACCACCCTTGGCCAGGCAAGCCTTGGAGTTTGATGCCGACAGCGGTGCGATTGAAGAGTCGTGCGATTATTTTTTTCTCCTGCGAGAAAAAATTGTTAATGGAATTTTATCCAGTCCCGACGCCTCAATCGCAAAGGCATTAGCACTTTTAAATTCGGATATCGTGCAAGCGGCAAGGTATATTTTTATGTCGATGTATCTTCCGCTGAGAATGTTTGAAGTAGACTTTTGGATGCTAGAATCACAAGAGCCACTATCGCACCCGGCTCAGCCTATACGCATGCTATTTCTTGTGTATATTTTTAGTGTTTCCGTGCTGTCGGATGATTTTTTTTGTCTTTCACCTGAAAAAGCAAAGGAGACCGCTCTTGAATGGGCAATTGAGTGCGAACGTAACTACATGGCATTGCAAGATCGAGAACTTGCCCCTGACGGTTTGGCTAGTGCATGGAACTCACCCGAGGCGAGTCAATATATTGACAGCATCCGTGCCGAATATTTAAAACTCGAACCTCTGCTTGCGCCACACGTTATCGAGTTCTCTTTTAAGGGATTTCCAATGGGGCGATCGAGCCGCAATTGAGTACAGGCTCTCAAATGAACGGCTGCTTCGGGTCGATGGCGATCGTTGAAGAAGTGACGGCGATGCCAATCTCATGCCCGATCTGATGCTGACTGACAGACCATGTTTTTACTTACGCAAGTCTTGCGACGTCTGTTGCCGTGCCCCGTATTGGGCGGAGGTGCCAAATCTGACACCGGACACGCCTCGGCCCATGTTTCGATCTCCCGTGTCAGCCAAGCGACGCGCCGATCGGACAGGACGCGCGGCTTTGGGAACTTGTGCTCGCGGACGAGTTTCTGGATAGTGGCTTCGGATAACGACACTGCGGTGGCAACGGCAGGCAGGTCAAGATAAATCGGTTTCATTGATTCTCCCGGCTGGAGCGCCGCTCAGTCAATTTTCGGCATAACGCGATCAACCATGTCGCGATCGCTTTCGATGCTAAGAACCCATCGAAGGGCGGCAGCACGTTCGCCGGTACTGTTCTGCAGCTCCGCAGTGATCTGTTTGCGGGTTCTCATTCGAGGTTCCGCGTGTCCCATTACTTCGCGTTGGCCGCGCGACTTTTCGTGCCCCTTCTTCGTGTCGGCTACGTAGACGAGTTCGCGCACCTTTTCTCGCTGTGCGTCCGGCTCGAGGCGCGCCAGTTTGACCGCATGCGTTACGGGAACCTTCCCGCTGTCCACTGCTTTCTGTACATCCGCGCAGCACTCGAGTAAGGCGAGTGTCGAACGCACGGTTGCAACTTTGCAGTTGAAAATCATCGCGACCTGATCTTCACCGCGGCCAAGTGCCATCAGCTGCCGCATCTTCTCGGCGCGGCCGAGCGGTGTGTCTGCGCGACGGTGTTCGTTTTCGCTGACGATCGCATCGAGAGCCTGCTCACGCTTGCCTTTGAAAACTACCGCCGGCACCTGGCGAGGTGCGGCGCCACGCTCTTTTCGCCATGTATTCGCCAGTCGACAGGCCTTGACGCGCTGCCGGCCGAGTACGACTTCGACCTCACCAGTCTCGGGATTTTTCGAGATCTCGATTGGCATCACGATGCCTTGATAGTCGATGTTGTGCGCCATCATTTCGTCGACAGGTAGATGAACGCGATCATCGTAAAGAGGGGACGTCTTGTCCGTTACGAGTACCAGCTTTTCCGGATCGAAGAACAGCAGATTGGTTTTGCCAGCAGCGCCGTAGGCATCGAGTGAATTTTTCGCCATGGTTATATTTTTGTTAGGAATATTAATGGAATTCGCGATAGTCAGTGCGGACCTAGGGTTCTCGCAGCGCAGCAACGGCGCGCCGTGCGGTGCGTGCGCGAACGTGGCAGCGCGGCATCGATCATTCCGTCACGTCGCCGGCTTGCCGACGCTTGATGTCCATGCGCGCAGCTGCTCGCCGTTGCTCGCGAATTTCCCTCGCGCGCGCCGACGATTCGAGCGTCTTGCGCACGCTGTCGCGTTGGATCGCGGTGTCGAAATCGCCGCGCATATGGAGCAGCTGCCATTCGACGCGTAGCAGGTGCGTGGGCAGGTGGGCTTTCTGCATGGCGTGCTCACGCGCTGTACGTGGTCGAGTTCGGTGCGTCGGCCACTTCATCGGTATATGTCCATGCGATGCATGCGACGCCGACGGCAAGCCAGAGCTGCGCGATTTTCCAGAGGGGCATTGGCTTGGTCATGTGCACCTCAAATGCCGAATGCAGGGGCGACCGCGCTGGCGATCAGGTAGAGCAGGGCGAGCGCGACAAACCGGTGCCAGTCACGCACATGCACTGCACACGATTTCGGGCACGAAAGTTCGCTGCGCTGGAACAGGGTGATACGCATCAGGGCCTCGTCTGTCGTTTGCAGCGGCAATGCTGCGACGAGAGGGACTTTAGCGAAACGCGAAACGCTTGTCTATAGCGAAACGCGAAAGCCTGCGCTAAATTTGTAACGCCGAATCGCGACGAGCGACGTCAGGTAGCGGGACCGAGCGGAATGAGCTCGTACGTCCGAAGGCAACCTGACAAGACTGACAGTTGTTGAAAGCAATCTGTCTTTTTGATTAAACTACTGTACATGCATACAGTATTGCGGCGCTAATGAGGGTGGGGCTGTTGATGAAAGAAGAACTGATTAAAAGCTTACGATGCAAGCCGGGGGACGTCGCGAGGGTTGTATGGTCACCCAACGAGGCCCTTATTGGGCGCATCGTTGAGGTGGTCCAGATACATTTCGACGGGAGGTGGGAGTGCGAGCTTGCGGGGCCGCCTGTGATAGGTTTGGCCGACGATGGCGACGGTTTGATTTTGACTCGTGACTGGCTGTTTTCGGACTATTGTCTTGAGCCATGGCCCGGTCACAAGCACACGGCGTTACCCGCCCTTGCCGAATCGCTTGCTGCTTGAAGGGAAAGTGGTGGGTTGTGTTGGCGATTGCGTTAAGAGCCACCCGATAAACGATTCGACCTGTGCGCGTTGGTTGGGGTTGAGCTCGTTCCAGCCGGCGGGAGGGGCGGCTGGGGAATTTGAAGACGCGTCGACCGAGTGGTCGGTGTCCATCCAACCGACTGGTTTGCCAATGTTCTGTTCGATTTTGCGTGCCGTCACTGCACGCATGCCGCGAGCTCGGCCCGTCTTCGAATCCTTGGCGCCGTCTCGCAGGTTGGTAAATTGCGAGTGAGACATCCCGATGGCGGCGGCAGCAGCAGCCGGCCCACCGTGTTCAGATTCGATGATCTTGAGGTTGTCGCGACGTATTTGGTCGATGTCCTTCATGTCTGCAATTCAATAGCAAAACGCTAAAGCCGTATATGCGCGAAACGCTATAGACAAAGCTTTTGCGTTTCGCTAAAGTTGCGGCATGGACCTCAGAACCTATCTCGACGCCGAGCGCGGTCGACTCGTGAAATTGGCCGCTGCTATCGGCGCTCATGCGTCAGACCTCAGCGCATGGGCAAACAAAAAAAGGCCCGTGCCGATTCCTTTTGGTTGGCCGATTGAACGAGAAACGGATGGCCAGGTTCGGAGAGTTGATCTCTTTTCCGCGGACGTGATCCCTGATATCTGGCCGGAGCTCGCCCAACGACAGGAGACCGCATGACGCGTCCCCGTTCGCGTTGGTCCATTCTCCGAATACTGCTGATCCAGCATCGCAGCCCGATTGCGCGGCTCGCGTATCGACACAATTTTCGATGGGTCGATCGGCTTCAGGAGGAGTATATGCGCCGCTTAATCCGCACCGGCACCGAACCCGATTTAGTCGTCGGCCCGGATAGGCGCGTCATTCCCCGTCGTCGATCGGTATCAATCCCGCCTTCTTTGCTTGCTTTTCCAGATCGTCGTAATCGAGTTCGATCGTCCGACGACATTCCGGGCACCAGACCGGCGGATCTAAGCGGCCGTTGAGGGCGCGTTCGATCGTCTCCTTCCGCACGAACCCGCAAAAATTGCAGCGGAAATCGTAGGGGTGGTTTGAATCCATAAATCCGGCTCCGTTGATCGAGTGACTGAATGTTATGCGATCCGTAGTTTGGTTAACAGCATGAAAAACGGTGAAATTCAAGGGTAAAAATGGCTCACCATTACAGCGATTCCGAATGGACCGATGTGCTTTACAAATCGGTCTCGAAAACCCCGGGGAAGGTCGGCGACGCGGCACGCTATTTGAGCGAGCGACGCGGGATTCACATCACCGGGGAATCCTTGCGGCTTAAGTTGCGTGAAGTCGAAGGTGCACGCATCACGGGCGAGATGTTTGAAATGTTGATCGAGTGGATGCAGGAAAAGAATCAGCCCCATGCGCTCGACGCACTACACGCACTGAATGCACGATTTGGCTTGGTCGCCGGCGCGCCGATCCAGCGCGAAACCACCACGGACATTTCGGCGCTTGTGTCCGCCGCCCTAGTGGTCAGCAGCTACGCCGGTCGATTCGCCGAGGAAATTCACAAGGCCGTCGATGACGGCGTGATCGAGCGCCACGAGGTGGAGGCGATCGAGCGCGCCGCGCGTGAAAGCCAGCGTCAAATCGAGGTCGCAGTGTGCACTGCCCGCGCCTTGGTCGTTAATCCGCGCTAACGCGCTTCCGAAGAATTTGGGGAAACAATGGGCGCCAGCCATGAGGCTGAGGCGCGCGGGGTAATCGCGTCCGTAGAATCCGAGCAGGCAGTGCTAGGCGCACTCATGCTCGACAACGGCGCATACGACCTGATCGCGGCGGAGCTGTCCGCGGACGATTTCACGGTCGGCGATCATCGCGCGATCTTCACAGCAATTCAACATCTAATCGTCAGCTCGCGCCCAGCTGATGTGCTGACCGTATTCGAGCAGTTGCGCGCGACACATGCGAAGGTTTCGGAGCCGCTCCGATACCTCAACGACCTCGTCAATTCGACGCCGAGCTCGGCAAATCTGAGCCGATACGCGGACATCGTTCGGTCGCGCTCGCAGCTGCGCGGCGCGGTGCGCGCGGCTCGTGCCGTGATCGATCAATGTCACAACACGAATGGGCGCGAAGCAACCGAGATCATCGATGCGGCGCAGGCGGCCTTTCTGCGGCTGTCGTATCGCGGCCAGCGCGCGGCAGATAGTTTCCAGCCAATGCAGCCAGCGTTGACGCGCGTAGTCGAGCGCATCGACGAGCTGTTCCACCGCGAGGACCGCGGCGGAATCACCGGAACGCCGACCGGATTTGTCGACTTAGATGAGCGACTCGACGGCATGCATGGCGGTGAGCTGATTATCGTCGGCGGACGACCGTCGATGGGGAAGACCTCGCTCGCAATGAATATCGCAGAGCATGTCGCAATCGTGTCGAGATTGCCGGTCGGCGTCTTGTCGCTGGAAATGCCGACCGAACAGTTGACCATGCGCATGCTGGCGTCGACGTCGCGTATCAGCCAAAACAGGTTGCGAACCGGTCGCCTCGAGGATGACGACTGGCCGCGTCTGACGCGAGGCGTTGAGCTTATGGCCGACGCGCCTGTGCATATTCTCGATAGTTCCGCCATCACCCCGTCGAAATTCAAATCCGAGTTGCGGCGCTTATATCGCGAATGCGGCAGGCTCGGGCTGATTGTCGTCGACTACCTGCAGTTGATGTCGGGCGACGGCGGCGGATCGGAAATGCGGGCCACCGAAGTCGCCGAAATATCGCGCGCACTCAAACAAATAGCGAAAGAACTCGACGTGCCGATCATTGCTCTGTCGCAGCTTAACCGAGGGCTCGAGAATCGCCCAAACAAGCGACCCGTCATGTCGGACCTGCGCGAGTCGGGTGCGATCGAGCAGGACGCTGACGTGATCCTCTTCATCTACCGCGATGAGGTCTATAACCCCGACAGCGCGGATCGCGGCACGGCCGAAATCATCATTGCGAAGCAGCGAAACGGGCCGATCGGCACCGTGCGGCTCGCATTCCAGAACGCAACGACTCGGTTCGAGAATTTCGCCGAGCCGACATCAAGTTACTGACCTGTATGAAAACCGTTTCCCCTTTTTACTCCTGGCGCCGCGCGATGATGTCCAGCGCGCTGCCGTCGACGACGAAGCTTGTGTTGTTCGTCGTGGCGGAATATTCGAACGGGATGGATGGCACCTGCTGGCCATCACTCGAAACCATCGCGGAGAAAGCGACGCTGTCGATTCGCGCGGTGACGAAGCATCTTGGCATCGCTGCAGAGTTCGGATGGCTGACTAGTTGGCGTTCGCGCCGGCCGGATCGGAAGTGGGCACATGCGCACTATCGGCTGTCAATTCCGGTGGACGTTGCGCTCCAACAGCGCAATGCGATCGATCTCGATCTCGCTGCAGCCGATGATGAACTGGCGGTCGGAGGCCCGGAACGTGGTGCCGAGGCTGCTCAAAAAGTAGGCAAATCGGCACCACGTGCCAGCAACTCCGGCGAATCACTGGCACGTGGTGCCAGTAACTCCGCTGAGGCGCCGGAACGTGGTGCCAGTGAAGGCGCTCAGTGGCCGGAATCCACCGATCCGGTAGAAAGTTCCTGGCACCACGTTCCAACTAACTACCCAGTAAACAGAAATACGAGTAAACCCTCTCTCTATCAAACCACGGTGGTTAGCACAGGTAGCGGCGATCAGAGAGAAAAACCCTGTGACGGAGATTTTTCGTTCGCTCAGTGGATGCTCGACAGGCTGCGTGCTGACGATCCTGGGTTTCATGCGCCGAATCTTGACGAGTGGGCGGCTGACGTCGCGGCGATGATTCGCGAAGACGGCCGATCGGTCGATGCGATGGCGAGGCTCGCCGGCTATGCGCTGCGCGACAAGTTTTGGAAGCGGGTCATCACGTCGCCGGCACGCCTGCGAAAGAACTGGGAGGAATTGCGGCGCCGGCGCAACGCGGCGATCGAATCGAAGGCCACAGCGTCGGCCTCTGGCGCGGTGGCGAGCCACGCTTCTTCCGGTGTTGATGATCGCCGGTGTGCGCACGTCGAAGCCGGCTGCCGCTGCACGAATCCAGCAACAACTCTCATCGGTGCCGGCGCGTCGCGTCGCGGCTATTGCCGAAAGCACATCGGCTTTTACGAAGAATGACGGGGAAATTATGACGATCGAAAAACGACTGCAAAACTGGGCACGCGCGTACAGCTTCGGTGAAGGGCACTCCGACGGGACGGTGGCAAGCATCTACTTCCCGAATTCCGCGGGGAAAACCGTTGCAAGCGACGTGGACGTTGCGGACGCTGAGTTGTTGGAAAAGGCGTGGCGTCGGCTGATGCCGCTCGACAAGCAGTTACTTCGCATGCACTACATGTGGAACGCGCGGCCCGCAATGATCTGCCGGCGGTTGGGAATCAAGGTGCGTCCGCACTCGGTATTCGATTTCGCATTGTCGCACGCTCGCAAGGCAATCGAAGAACAGCTGAGCGAGTCGGTTCGTCAGCATGTGCGGATCGCCGACGTCATTGCGCGAATGCAGAATGATATTGCGAATTCGAAATAGCTGATCTACACTTCGATCCACAATTTGATCCGGCGAAAGCTGAGTAGAGTTCGGGCACTCCCCGGGCTCTCTCGCGCCCGGAAGAATCACGAAGCCTCGTCGCGCAAGCGCCGGGGCTTTTTGCATTGGAGCGTCGAATGACGAAGAAAGCCCCGACGCCCTGCCGCCACCTTGGCTGTCGATCGTTGGTCGACGTGCCGGGATACTGTGAGCGACACCAGTCGGAAGCGACTGGTTGGAACTCGCCGCGGTGGAGCGGCAGTCGTCACGAACGCGGCTACGGATCGCGATGGGTCAAGCTTCGCGAGCGCATCATGAAGCGGGACAACGGCCTGTGCCAGCAGTGCCTGCGGGAGCGCAAGGTGACGCGAGCCGAGCACGTAGATCACATCGTCTCGAAGGCGAGCGGCGGAACCGACACCGATTCGAATCTCGAGGCGCTCTGCGGACCCTGCCACCAAGCCAAGACCGCGAGGGAGCGGCGGCGACCGGCGGTCGCGGTGACCCCGGGGGCGGGTCGATTTTCTGAGGGCAAGCCCGGTCGGGACTGATCGCCCAATCGTTTTTTTATGTGCGCAAGTTTTGGAGGGGGGGGTATCAAAGCCCCTTTGACAGACCATGGGACAAAGAGGACCGCAAGCTCAGCCGAACGTGCTGAAGCTGATGCGGGGCAACCCGGGCAAGCGCCCGTTGAACCTCGCCGATGGCGTGCACCCCGAGGTCGCGGTGCCCGACATGCCGCCGCACCTCAATCGCGAGGCGCGCAAGGAATGGAAGCGCATCACGGTCGAGCTCGAGAAGCTCGGCCTCATTTCGAGGCTGGATCGAGCGGCGCTCACGTTGTACTGCCAAGCGTGGGGCCGGCTCGTTGAGCTCGAGACCGCATTCGAGCGTCGCAAGGAAGTGCTGGACCTGTCGGGGCTCGGCGCGACCGCTGCCTACGTTGACACGGCACCAAGCGGCTATCGGTCGAACGCCGTCGAGATCAACATGATCAACGCGCTGCAGGAGCAGGTGCACAAGTTCCTGCAGAGCTTCGGCCTATCGCCGGCAAGCCGCTCGCGCGTGACGCCGTCGAACAACCAAATGCAGCTGCCCGGCATGGAAGAGCCGGCAGGGTGGGGGAAATTCGCTAAATGACATTCGTTGATACGGCCAACCAGTACATCGACGATGTCCTGGCCGGCCGTATCGTCGCGTGCAAGTGGGTGAAGCTGGCATGCGAACGGCAGCGCCGGGATCTCGCTCGCGCCGAAATGGGCGATCCAGACTTTCCGTACCGCTTCGACAACGACGCGGCGACGCGCATCTGCGAATTCATCGAGCTTCTGCCACACACGAAGGGGCGATGGGCGCGCACGCGCCAGAGCATCAAGCTGGAACCGTGGCAGGCGTTCATTTTGACCACGGTGTTCGGCTGGTTGCATGTCGACAGTGGCTTGCGACGGTTTCGGCGTGCGTACGAAGAGGTCGCGCGCAAGAATGCGAAGTCGACGAAGAGCTCCGGCATCGCGCTGTACCTGTTCGCGGCCGACGGCGAACCCGGCGCGGAGGTCTATAGCGCGGCGACGACGCGCGATCAGGCAAAGATCGTGTTCGACGACGCGCGCGCGATGGCACTGCGTGAGCCGGACATGTGTGCCGCGCTTGGTGTCGAGATCCTTCAGCATCAGTTGCTGACGGACGACGGCAGCAAGTTCCTCCCGTTGTCCGCGGAGGGCAGCACACTCGACGGCCTCAACGTGCACGGCGGGGTGATCGACGAGTTACACGCGCACAAGACGCGCGCGGTGTTCGACGTGATCGACTCGGGCACGGGCGCGCGCGATCAGTCGCTGTTGTGGCTGATCACGACGGCCGGCTCCGACCTGACGGGCATTTGCTACGAGCAACGCACGCACGTGACGAAGATTCTCGAAGGTGTGTTCGTCGACGAGACGTTCTTCGGGATCATCTTCACGCTCGACGACGGGGACGACTGGTCCGATCCGTCCGTATGGATCAAGGCGAATCCGAATCTTGGCGTTTCCGTGTTCGTGGACGACATGGAGATGGCGTGCCGCAAGGCGCAGTCGATGCCGAGCGCGGTGAACAACTTCCTGACGAAGCGCCTGAATGTCTGGGTGAACGCGGATTCAGCGTGGATGGACATGCGTGCTTGGGAACGCTGCGCCGATCGAGACATGCGGCTCGACGATTTTGTCGGCGAGCGGTGCTGGATCGGCATGGACCTCGCGGAAAAGACCGACTTTGCCGCGCTCGTGCTGGTGTTTGAGCGCGCCGGGACGTTTTACGTGTTTCCGCGGTTCTATCTAAACGAGTATGCGGTCGAGAACGGTTCGAACTCGCAGTACAGTGGGTGGGAGCGCGCCGGACACATCATCGTCAACGAAGGTAACGCGACGGACTTCGATCTCATCGCGGACGACATTCGCCGATTCTGCGGCATGTTCGACGTGCAAGAGATCCCATTCGACCCGGCGATGTCGCGATATTTTGCGACGCAGCTGGTCAAGGAAGGGTTGCCGCTCGTCGAAATTCGTCAGGCGCCGATCTTTTTTACGCAGCCGATCATCCAAACCGAGAACCTCGTGCTCGAGGGCAAGCTCAAGTTCGATGGCAACCCGGCGATGACTTGGATGGTCAGCAACGTAGTCGTGACAACGTCGCGATACAACGGGCTCAAGCATCCGACCAAGGAACGGCCGGAAAACAAGATCGACGGCCCGGTTGCAATGTTCCTGGCCCTCGGCCGGGCAATGATGGGCGATGAAAGCGACGATGGCGTCGCGGACGGACTGTAGGCGATGAGCATTCGACAACGATTTTCAGCCGCGATGCAGGCATTCGGCCGGCCGGAGCTGTCGGCACAGGCAGTAACGAATCCGCCGAGCGGGACGGCCAGCCCGGAGGGTTGGTTTCTGCGGGCGCTCGGCGGTGGGCGAAGCGTCTCGGGACAGGTTGTGACGCCCGACAGTGCGCTGCGCGTGATGGCCGTCTACGCGGCGACGCGGATTCTGGCGGAATCGATGGCGAGCCTGCCGATTTCGGTCTATCAAGCCGATGGCACGAAGCGCCGCCGCGTGTCGCAGCATCCGTTGAGCACGTTGCTTCATGACTCGCCGAACCCGAACAATACTGCGTTCGAGTTTGTCGAGATGGGGCAGGCGCATCTCGGCTTACGAGGGAACTGCTATTCGTGGATCGATTGGAGCGGCGCGGGCGAGGTGCAGGGTCTGTATCCGATGCACCCGGACAAGGTCGTGCCGCGCTACGACAAGACTGCGCGGAAATTTACGTACGACCTGGACGGCATAAACGGCGTGCCGGCGCATCACGTGTTGCACATCCGCGGCTTTTCGCTCGACGGGTTGCTTGGTCTGTCGCCGATCGGCCTTGCGCGTGAAACGCTCGGGCTGGCGATGGCCGCCGAGCAGGTCGGCAACGAAGCATTCTCGGACGGCTTTGTTCCGCCGATCGTGCTCGAGGTGTCGGAACGAGCCGACAAGGATCAGCGCGCGACGTACCGCCGTGAATGGGTCGATCTCATTCGCCAGCGCCGCAATGGCCCGCCCGTGATTTCCGGCGGCATGAAGTTGCACGCGTTGCGCTTGTCGATGGCCGATCTGCAGTTCATTGAGTCGCGGCGATTCAGCATTGCCGAGATCGCGCGGCTGTTCCGGATCCCGCTGCACATGCTCGGGGATCTCGAGCGCGCGACCAACAACAACATCGAGCAGCTGTCGCTCGAGTTCGTGAAGTACACGCTCGCGCCGTGGATCAAGCGGTGGGAACAGAGACTGAACCTGACGTTGCTCTCGCAGGATGAGCGCACGCGCGGCCTGTACATGAAATTCAACGTCGACGCGTTGCTTCGCGGCGACATCAAGTCTCGCTACGAGGCATACCGGATCGGCTTGGAGGGGCGAATCCTCAACGCGAACGATGTTCGCGAGATGGAGGATCGTGACGCGTACGACGGCGGCGACGAATTCTGGGCGCCGCTCAACATGGCGCCGGTTTCGGTGCCGCGTGAAAAGAAGGACGGACAGCAATGAAATATCCGCTTTTGGCGTCGTTGGTATTCGGCCAGGCGCACATGATCGAACCCGGAAAGCTGGACGTGATTCTGCGCGTGCTGGCCGACCGCATGGATTTACAGCTCGATTTGGGCGAACGGGTGCCGATCGGCGCGTTCGATGACCCTAACAAATTTGCCCCGACGCAGCCCGCTGCGCAGCGGGACGGGTGGGCTGACGTCGGATCCGGCGTCGCGGTGCTGTCGGTTGGGGGCACGCTCGTTCATCGCGCGTCGAGTCTTGATGCCATGTCGGGGCTCACGAGCTACGCGCAGCTGTCGTCAGCGTTCAGCGCGATGCTCGGCAACAGCCAGATCGCGCACATCGTGCTCGACGTGAACTCGCCGGGCGGCTCCGTGAACGGGGCATTCGATTTCGCCGACGAAATTTTCAGTGCGCGCGGCAGAAAGCCGATCACGGCAATCGTCGACGAGTCCGCCTATTCGGCAGCGTATGCGATCGCGAGCGCGGCCGACGAGATCATCGTTCCGCGAACGGGCGGCGTCGGGAGCATCGGCGTGGTCGCGGCGCACCTCGACCGTAGCGAGGCGAACGAGCGGCAGGGGATCAAGGTCAATTACGTATATGCCGGCGCGCGGAAGATCGACGGCAATCCGAATGCGCCACTCAGCGACGAAGCGCACGCCGAGCTGAAGGCGGAAGTCGATCGGATTTACGGTTTGTTCGTTGAGACGGTCGCCCGCAATCGCGGGTTGAGCCTGGACGCGGTGCGCGGCACGGAGGCCGGCGTGTTCCGCGGCCCGGCGGCTATCGATCATCGCCTCGCCGATCGAGTCCAGGCACCGCGAGACGCGATGCGAGCCATCGTCGAGCGACATCAAGCGTCGACGTCGGTCAGATCGGGGCGGCTGCAGCGGGCGGCCAGTGCGATGCGAATGCGGGCGATGTAAGGAATCCCCGCGAGGGGGGTGGAGGGTCACCAGTCGGTGGCCCTTTTTTATTTTCAGTGGCAATCATGGAGTATCACATGGTGGATCTCACGAGTCTGTTGCAGCGCCGCGCGGGGGTGCAGGCGAGGGTGGCAGAGCTGGCGGCAATCGAAGCCGCGGGTACGGCGCTTACCGACGAGCAGGTGGCCGAATTTTCGGCGCTCGAGGCGGAATTCAATGCGCTGACGGAAAAAATCAACCGTATCGAGGCGTCGAATCGCATGTCGGCTGCGGTCGCGACGCCCGTTACCGGCGCGCTTCATGCGCAACCGCGCGGCACGAGCGAGCGCCAGCGCGGCGAGTCGCTTGGCATCATCGTTCGCTCGCTGGTCTCGAGCCGTGGCGATCTGCGCGCCGCGGCGAACTATGCGGAAACGCAATGCCATGCGCCGGATATCGCGGCGGCGCTCAACACGGGCACGCAATCGGCCGGCGGCTTTATCGTGCCGCCGGGCTACGTACCGGAGCTGATCGAGCTGCTGCGTCCGGCCAGTGTCGTGCGTGCGCTCGGTGCGCGCACCATGCCGATGCCGGCTGGCACGCTGACGATTCCGAAGCTGGCGTCCGGTTCGACGGCATCGTACGTGAGCGAGGGGACGGATATCCCGACGAGCGAGCCGACGTTCGGCGACCTCAATCTGTCGAAAAAGAAGCTCGTCGCGATGGTGCCGATCTCGAACGACCTCATTCGTTTCAGCTCGCCGTCGGCGAACGAGATCGTGCGCGACGACATCATCCAGGGCATCGGCACGCGTGAGGATCGCGCGTTCCTGCGCGACAACGGCTCGGACAACACGCCGAAGGGGCTGCGCTATCTCGCAATCGCGTCGAACGTGATTCCGGCGAATCCGACGATCAGCGTGCAAAACGTGAAGAACGACGCGGGCCGGCTCGAGCTCGCGCTGCTCGGCAAGAACGTGAAGATGCTCAAGCCGGGCTGGATCTTTTCGCCGCGTACGCTCGTGTTTCTGCAAAACCTCGTCGACGGCAACGGCAATCACGTTTTCCCGGAGATTGCCGCGGGCCAGTGGCGCGGCAAGCCGTTCAAGGTGACGACGAGTGTGCCGGACAACCTCGGCGCGGACGGCGACGAGTCGGAAATCTATTTGACCGACTTCAACGACGCGATCATCGGCGAAGCGACGGGACTGATCATCGACATTTCGGGCGAAGCATCGTACGTCGAGGGCGACAAGCTTGTCTCGGCCTTCAGTCGGGACCAGACGCTCGTGCGCGCAATCACGGAACACGACTTCGGCCTGCGCCACGATCCGTCCGTGGCGGTGCTGACTGCAGTGAAGTGGGCGCCGTAACGTGGCGTGTCGGTGGGTGATGGGCGCGAAGCGCCCATCAGATTTCGCACACAGGAGTGTCAATTCAATGAAATCGATCAAGTTTCTGCGGCGTGTTCCGCCGTATCAGGCAGGGGAAATTGCGGGCTTTCCCGATCGTGACGCCGATCGGCTGATCGAGGCGGGTGCCGCGGAAGAGTTCCGTGCACCGCGTCGTGCGGCAACGCGGAGCGCACGCTCGGGCAGCGATGCGGCGAATGCCGGCGACCAGCAGAATGCAGGTGGCAGCGGTGCCGGATCGAATGGCGACAATGCGTCGGATGACGATTCGTCGAACAAGGGCGGTGACCCGTCGTGATCGCTCGCCTGATCGATCCTCCGAAGGAGGAACCGGTCGGCCGCGAAGAATCCCGGGTGTGGGCGAAGATCGACGACGACATCGATGACGTAATCATCGATGTGGCGATTCAGGCCGGTCGCGAAAAGGCCGAGCACGCCACGGGTCGCCGTTTCGTCAGGCAGGTGTGGGGCATCCGCGTTCGCGCAGGCGAAACGGTCTCCCTGCACGGCCTGATGCCGGTCATTTCGGTGAAAACCGCTGATGGTGCCGACATTCCATGGGACGACGGCTTGCCGGCGACTCTGACGGCAGCAGCCGACGCGGACCTTCGCATCGAGTGTGGCTATCCGGATGCCAAGGCAGTGCCCGCGTCGATCAAGATGTGGATCTGGCAACGCCTCGGTTATCTGATCGAGCATCGCGACGCATTGATGTCCGGTCAGAGCGTCGAGCCACCGCGGGATTATGTCGACGGGTTGCTCGACCCGTACCTGGTGCCGAGGTTGTGATGCGGATCCCGACGATTGGCGAGTTGAATCGGCGGGTGCAGCTGCGCGAGCGCCGGGACTATCCCTACCGCGATGCCGAGCTCGAGTCCGAATTTCCGCTGCAAAAACCGCGCTGGGCGAAGATCGAACCGGTCGGTGCGGCCGTGTATAGCGGCAGCGTGCAAATCGACGAAAAGGTCACCCACCGGATCTACCTGCGATACCTCGATGGCATCACGACCGATTACGAGGTCGTGTATCGCGAGCAGGTATTTCGTGTGAAACGTGTCGGCGATCTGAACGGCGGGCGGCGCTTTACGGTTCTCGAAGTGGAGGAACTCCAACATGGCGGGTAATGCTGATATTGCGCTGCATATTGAAGGGTTTGAGGGCTTCGATCGGTTGATCGATTTCGACAAGCGCGAAGTGCGGAAAGGAATGCGCAAGGCCGGCCGCATCGTCGAGCGTCGCGCAAAAGCGCTTGTCGCGCTCGGTGGTCGGTCGGCGCCGCGGCAGTATCCGGCTCGGCAAACCGGTCGGCTTCAGCGAGCGATCAAGACGAAGGTCTCGCGTTCGGGGTTCATGGTCAAGGTCATGCCGCAGAAGATTGCGGGCATGCGCGATTTCTATCCGGCATTTCTGTATTACGGCGCACGACGCAAACCCGGCGATCGCCGCTCGAGAGGCACGTCCAGCTGGCGTATTGAGCCGCGCGGCAACTACATGGTCGATGCGAAGGACGACAGCGCACGCGAGGTTCGTGCGCTGCTCGTCGACGTGTACCGCCGCGCTCTTACGATCCGTTGAGGTCGCCATGAAGCTATCGCCGACGATCGCGCATGTGCGCGATTTCTGCCCGTTGTTCGAGCGCCGCGTAACCGGCGGCATCGATTGGGGGGCGCTAGAGGACAGCACAAAGCTGGAAATGCCCGCCGCGTTCGTCGTGATGACCGGTGACGATCCGGAGCCCAACCAGTTGCAGAACGGCGCGAGGCAGGACATTGCTGACGAATTCGACGTCATCGTCGCGCTGAAGCAGGGAAACGAGCGCGGGCAGGCGGCGGCCGACGAACTGCACGACGTACGCGCGGCGCTGCTGCGCGCGCTCGTTGGCTGGACGCCTGACAAACGATACGAACCGGTCGAATACACGGGGTGCGATCTCGTATCGACCGACCGGTTCCGCGTCCTCTATCGGTTCGGCTTTTCAGCGATGTGGACGCTCGGCAGCGACGACGATCCCGAGACCTGGCACGAGGACATGCTGGACAAATTGCCGGCTTTGCAGGGCGTCGACATTCACGTCGACGCCATCGACCCCATGGCTGACCCGAATCTGAAAAAGCCCGGCCCGGACGGCCGGATCGAAATGGAGCTCCGTGTTGAGCTGAAGGATGAACGATGACGAAAATGATGCGCGTGAAGCCCGCGGACGGGCGAATCGTTCGCGACCCGTTGCGCGGTGACGATCTGCCGGCCGACGGGCGCGATGTGCCGCGAAATGTGTACTGGCGCCGCTGCGTGCAGTCTGGCGACGTGGTTGAAATTGCAACGCCGGCCGCCGCCGACGTTGCGGAGGCTGAGCCGGCCGGTGTTGCTCAAGGCAAGGCAACCAAGGGGAGTAAGGGATGATCAGTTTCAACAATATTCCCGCGGATCTCGCGGTTCCGTTGTTTTACGCTGAAATCGATAACTCGGCGGCGGCAACGGGCGGCAATACGCTGCGCCGTCTGATCATCGGGCAGGCGAACGATGATGCTGTTGTCGACGCGCCGGCACTCACGTTGCTGTCGCGCACGAGCGATGCGATCGCACTGGCCGGTGAAGGTTCGATGCTCGCTGCGATGAGTGACATGTGGCGCCGCGGCGATCCGGTTGGCGAAGTGTGGGGGATCGCGGTCAAGGTCGCGGAAGGTGTGGCGGCAAAGAGCACGATTGAGCTGGTCGGCACTGCGACCGAGACCGGTCTGCTGTCGCTTTACGTCGCGGGTCGACGCGTGCGCGTGACCGTCGCGAGCGGCGCGGTTGCGGCTGATGTCCTGCTGCAGCTTCTCGCTGCCGTGAACGGGGCCGCCAATATGCCGGTGCGCGCAGCCATTGCAGGCGTCAAACTGGAACTGACGTGCAAATGGAAGGGCGACACGGGCAACGACATCGCAGTCGAATTCAACCGCGGCGGCCTTGCTGCAAACGAGCGTTTGCCGGCGGGACTGACTGCGACGCTGACGCCGATGTCCGGCGGTGCGGGCTCGCCCGAACTGGCCGACGTCCTGGCGGCCGTGGGCGACGAGGAATTCGAATTCGTCTGCCAGCCGTGGACGGATCCGACGTCGCTGGATGCATTCGCCGAATGGATGAACGACGTATCGGGGCGCTGGGCGTGGTCGTCGATGTTGTACGGGCATGTCTACTCGGCACGCCGCGGCACGCCGGGCCAACTGGTCGCCGCAGGCCGTGTGCGCAACGATCAGCATATGACGATCAATGGTTTCGAGCCCGACTCGCCACGCCCGTCGTGGGAGCAGGCCGCGGCGTTCGGTGCGCGGCAAGCTGTCTTCATTTCGGCCGATCCGGCGCGGCCGACGCAAACCGGGTTGCTCGTCGGGATCAGCGCGGCTCGACCGGGAAAGCGGTTCATCCTGAACGAGCGCCAGTCGTTGTTGACGAGCGGTATCGCGACGACGAACTCCGCGGACGGATCGGTGCGAATCGAGCGCGCTGTGACGACGTACCAGCGCAACACGTACGGTCAGTCTGACAACAGCTATCTCGACTCGGAGACGCTGCATACGACGGGGTACGTGATGCGGTTCCTGCGCCAGCGGATTACGAGCAAGTACGGTCGGCACAAGCTGGCCGTCGACGGCACCAAATTCGGGCCGGGCGCCGCCATCGTGACGCCGAAGATCATCCGCGCGGAGCTGATCGCCGCATACGATGAACTGGAGCTGGCCGGCATCGTCGAAAACGCCGATCTGTTCGCGCAATACCTGATCGTCGAGATCAACAAGACGAACCCGAATCGGGTCGATGTGCTGTTCCCGCCGGACTACATCAACCAGCTGCGCATCTTCGGGCTGTTGAACCAGTTCCGGTTGCAGTACCCGGAAGCGGCGGCGGCCTGACGGCGTCGACGATAGTGCAAACCGAGCGGCCCGCCATCGTGCGGGCCGCTGTCATTTCAGGAGACCGATATGGGTCAGAAGGTCGCCGGGACCGCCTACGTGAAGGCGGATGGCGAGCAGTTTTCGGTAACGGGCGGCGTTGAGTGCCCCCTGTCGGACGTCAAGCGCGAGAGCATCTTGCCGGGCCTTTATAAAGAAGAGGATCGCGTGCCGTACGTGAAGGTCGACGCGGTGTTCGAGAAGAGCTTTCCGATCGCGAAGATCCAATCCGCGGACGACATGGTCGTGACCGTGGAATTCAAGAACGGTCGCGTGTACGTGCTGAGTGGCGCGTATGTCGTGGGCGAACCCGCGGCTACGGGCGATGACGGGAAGGCATCGCTGGAATTCAACGGTGTGAAGGGACGGTGGCAATGAAAATTCGACTCAGCAAGCCGATCGACGCGCACGACGAGTCGTTGACTGAACTCGATCTGCGCGAACCGACGCCGGCCGATGTGCGGGCGATCAAGGCGCTGCCGTATGCGCTCGATCGCGAGGAAAACGTGCACGTGCGCCCGGACATCGTCGCGCAGTACATCGCGCGCCTCGCGAGTATTCCGCCGTCGTCGGTCGACCAGATCGACCTGGTCGATTTCAACTCGATCTGCTGGACGGTCGCGGGTTTTTTCTTGACTCGGGCGTCTCAGACGCCGACGACCTGATCGGCGGCGTCTACGAGCTCGCCCATTTCTGGCGCGTCGATCCGGAGCTGGAAATGACGCGCCCGATCTCGATCATTCTCGAGCATTTCGAACAGGCGAACCGCATTAGTCGTGCGGTTCCGGAGACGTAGGCATGGCCGATCAATTTCAACTCAAAGCGCTGATTACGGGCGTCGACAAGCTCTCACCGGCGCTCCAGGGTATCCGGAAGAATATCGCGGGCTTTCGTAAGGGGCTGAAGGCGGACGGCTTGGGCCAGATCGGTTTTCGTGACGTGGTGGCGGGCGTAGCGGTTGCCGCACCCATCATCGCGGCGACGAAGGCGGCGATCGACTTCGAGTCGGCGATGGCGGACGTGAAGAAGGTCGTCAACTTCGACATACCGGAGCAGTTCAAGAAGATGACCGACGACGTGCTCGGGCTCTCGAAGCGGCTGCCGATGGCCGCACGCGACATCGCGAAGATCACCGCGGCCGGCGGCCAAGCGGGTATCGACAAGAGCGAGCTCGGGCAGTTTGCCGAGGACGCGGTGAAGATGGGCGTCGCCTTCGACCAGACGGCCGAGCAGGCCGGCGACATGATGGCGAAGTGGCGCACGGCGTTCAAGATGGGCCAGGGCGAGGTCGTGTCGCTCGCGGACAAGATCAACTATCTCGGTAACACGGGGCCGGCGAACGCCCGGCAGATTTCCGAGATCGTTACGCGCATCGGGCCGCTCGGCGCCGTAGCCGGCATGACAAGCGGCCAGATCGCAGCGATGGGTGCAACGCTCGCCGGCGTGGGTGTGCAGGAAGAGGTCGCGGCAACCGGCATGCAGAACTTTATGCTGGCGCTGACGGCCGGCGCGAGCGCTTCGAAGAAGCAGCAGGGCATCTTCAAGGCGTTGCGGATGGACGCCAAGGCGGTCGCGTCCGGAATGCAGAAGGATGCGCAGGGAACGATCGTGCGCGTCCTGTCTGCGGTGAGCAAGGTCGACAAGGTCAAGCAAACCGCGGTGCTCGAGGGGTTGTTCGGTCGCGAGTCGATCAAGGCGATTGCGCCGATGTTGACGAACCTTGATTTTCTGAAAGGCAATTTCAAGAAAGTCGGCGATTCGACGCTCTACGCCGGCTCGATGCAGCAGGAATACGACGCACGGGCCGCGACGACGGCGAACAACCTGCAGCTGATGTCGAACCGATTTACGGCGATCGGCATCGCGGTCGGTAACGTGGTCCTGCCGCCGTTGAACGAGTTCCTCGCTTTCATCGGCCCCATCGCTGACGGTGTCGCCGCATTGGCAACGGCCAATCCGGAACTCGTGAAGGGGCTGCTTGGAGCCGCCGCCGGCCTGATCGCACTGCGCGGTGCGGCGGCGGTCGCTACGGTGGCAATGAAGATTTTTACGACGGTGTCGAGCCTCACGCCGCTCGGGCTGGCGGTGCGTGTGCTTGCGTTGGCGGCCGGGTTCCTGATCGCGAATTGGTCGAAGGTCAAGCCGTTCTTCGAAAAGGTTTGGGCGGGAATTAAGGATGTGTTTTTCAGCTTCCCGCTCGTGCAGGTTATCGCGCAGAACTGGGGGCCGATTACCGAGTTCATGTCGGCGCTCTGGGGCGCAACGAAGATCGTGATCGGGGCCGCGTGGGAAGGCATCAAGGCGATGTTCCTCAATTTCACGCCGCTGGGTATCGTCATCAAGAACTGGGAGCCGATCGTCACGTGGTTCTCGCAGCTGTGGGACCGCGTGAAGCCCTATATCGAGCCGCTGATGAGCGGCGCGAAGTGGCTCGGCGGAAAACTCGGCTTCGACGGCGGCAGCGCTTCGACGGGCGACGTGCTGCGCTCGGGTGCAGCGAGCTTGCGGAACTGGACGTTGGCGCAACAGACCGGTGTTTCGACGGGAACGGCCCGTGTCGCGAGCGGCGTGCTGGCGCAGCAGTCCGGGGCGAATGCACGTCTTCAGGGCGATCTGAAAATCCGGTTCGATGGCGCCCCCCCGGGGATGCGCGTCGAGCAGGCGCAGACGAATCAACCGGGCTTATCCGTGACGCCGAGTGTTGGCTATCGGTCGCTGTCCGGCGTGCCGCAATGAGGTCATCATGAGTTGGCGAGAAAAGTTGCGGCCCGCGTCGTTCCGTGGCGTGCCGTTCAAGGTTTTCGACGACAAGACGCCGGTCGGACGCCGCGTCGTTGTGCACGAATATCCGAGGCGAGACAGCAGTTACCCGGAGGACAACGGCAAGAAAACCCGGGAATACACGATGACTGCCTTCGTCATCGGCCCGGATTGCCTCGATCAGCGCGACAAGCTGCTCGACGCGCTCGAGCAGGAGGGGGCGGGCGAACTGATCCATCCGTGGCTCGGCTCGCTGCGCGTGCAGCCCGGCGAGTGTGACATGACGCACGTGAAGGCGGACGGCGGAATGGTCCGCTTTACGCTGGTGTTTCACGACGCGCCGGACCTGAAGTATCCGACTGGTGCAGCAAACACTGGTAAGCAGGCGCTCGGCAGCGCCGACGGATTGCTCGATACCGCGCTGAGCCGGTATCACGATGCGGTTGCGTTGGTCGATCTGGCACAGGTCACGGTCGATAGTCTCATGCAGCAGGGCGGATCGATTTTCGACGTGCTCTATCGATATGCGTCGCCGTTCGCCGTGTTGTTCGGAAGCGTGCGGAGTTTCGTCGAAACGCTCGTCGAGATGCCGGGCTCGATCGCGGATCGATTCCGTTCTGCATCGGATCCGGCATTTGTCGCGCGCGTCGCCCCTGCCGGTTACGCGGATGCGATTTCCGGAGCGCTCGGCAAGGTCGGGGCGATCTCGACGCTCGACGAGATTCCGCCGCCGCGCGGCCGTGAGGCGAGCAAGTTGTTCGCTGCGACGGTCGACCTCGTGCAGGACGTGTTGCTGGTTGACGTCGTGCGTGACGCTGGTGCATTACCGACGTATTCGCCGGCCACGTTGCCGGCCGGCGCGCCCGCACTGGATGTGCAGATTGCAAATCCATTGCCCGCTGTCGATGTGCCCGTCGTGGATGATCTGCGCGACCTTGCAGAGGTAGTTTCCGAATCCATGTGGCAGCAGGGAATGGCCGCGCCCCGTGAACATTTCCAGGCGCTAACAACCAGTCGCGTGAAGGTCGCGCAGCATTTGGCGAAGGTTGCGCGCGAAGGCGTCGGTCTGGTGACGTTAACGCCGCCGGAGGCGGTGCCCGCGCTCGTGCTCGCGTATCGCAGATACGGCGATGCGGCGCGCGGCGACGAGATTGTGATGCGCAACCGGGTTGCGCACCCCGGCTTCCTGCCGACCGTGCCGCTGAAGATTCTTTCTCGATAGATGGCTGACAACTCCAATATCGTCACGTTGACCGTCAACGGTCTTGATTTCGCCGGATGGACCGATGTTCGAATTTCGGCGGGTATCGAGCGGCAGGCGCGTGATTTCGAGCTCGCGATTACGTGGAAGTGGCCCGGAAGCGGGGATGTACCGAGGCAGGTCAAGCAGGGCGACCGATGCGAGGTGCGTATCGGGTCCGATCTGGTGCTGACCGGATACGTGTTCTCGACGCCGATCCGGTACGACGCCGCATCGCTGACGTGCGGCATCGCGGGACGATCGATCACGGCCGACCTTGTCGACTGCGGTGCAGACAACAAGCCGTCGCAGTGGCGCGGTCAGCGCGTAAGCCGGGTCGTCGACGCACTGGCCGCGCCGTACGGTGTGAAGGTCGTCGACGAAACAGGGGACGCGGGAACGTTGGCCGATCACACGATCGAGCCGGGCGAAACGGTCTTCGATTCGATCGACCGGCTGTTGCGGTTGTCACGGTTGCTGTCGACCGACGACGAGCACGGACGCTTGGTCATTGCCGAGCCGGGGAGCGCCGGCAAGGCATCCGACAAGCTCGAGCTCGGCGTCAACATCAAGGGCGGTGATGCACCGCTCGATTTTTCGCAGGTGTTCTCCGAGTACGTGTGCAAGGGGCAGCGCAGCGGCACCGATGAGGCGTTCGGCGTCGCGGTCAGCGAGATCGAGGCGCGTGTGGCGGATCCCCGTATCGCGCGGCATCGGACGATGGTGATGCGTGAGGCAGGGCAGATGACGGCCGATCTCGCGCGGCAACGAGTCGAGTGGGAGAGCGAGAACCGGATCAGCAAGGCGCTGATGACGACCTACAAGGTGCAGGGTTGGCGACAGTCGAACGGCCAAATTTGGCGACACAACCAGATCGTCCGTGTCGTCGACTCGATCGTCGGGTTTGATCGCGACATGTTGATCGTGGAAATCGAATATTCGCAAAGCAATGCCGAAGGGATGCTCACGAAGCTGACGGTCGCTCCGCCTGGCGGCTTCGCGGCCGAACCGTTGACGAAGAGAAAGAAGGTCAAGGGCAAGAAGAAGGGCAAGGACAATTTTGAATTTCTGCTGCCGGCAGATTGGGAGAAGCAATGAGCAAGCCAGGTAAGTGGCTGGTACGCGGCGTCGTATCGCACGTGAATTCCGCGTCGAAGATGCAGACGTTGCAGGCGCGGTTGATGGCGGGCGCAGTTAAGGACGGTGTGGAGCATTTCGAACCGTACGGGTTTACTTCGCATCCGGTCGATGGCGCCGAGGCGATCTACGGCTCTCTCGATGGGGATTCGTCGCATTGTGTGGCATTGGTTGTTGCCGATCGCCGGTTTCGCCCGCTGAACCTCAAGCCCGGTGAGGTTGCGATTTTCACGAGCGAAGGCGACAGCCTGATTTTCCGCAACGGCCGCATCGCTGAGCTGACAACGGGGACGTTCAAGGTGAACGCCTCCGAAAAAATCGAATTCAATTCGCCAATCGTGGAGGCGTCGGAACAGGTTGTCGCAAAGGGACGTTTGACCGCGCAATCTGGCATGGCCGTGCGCGCTGGCGAGGGCGGTGCCGAGGCGGCGACGTTCGACGCACCCATTCGCACGCCGGACGTCATCGTCGATGGCAAGAGCACTGCGCGGCACCGTCACGCGGAGACCGGCGGCATCACGGAAGAAATGCAATGAGCGACGCGCGAGAAGCGATGTTGCGGCGCGCGGTCGAGATCAGCCTGTTCACGTGGCGACGGGCCGAGCCGGGCGATTCGCTCGATGACGACGAACGAATGGGCTGGTGGGGCGACAGTTTCCCGGAGGTCGCCGGCGATCGAATCGGCTCGCGCCTGTGGTTGTTGCGCCGGCAGGTGTTGACCGCGGAAGTGCTGCGTCGTGCCGAGGAATACTGCCGCGAAGCGCTGCAATGGATGGTCGACGACGAAATCGTGACAGCAATCAGCGTCAGTGTGAAACGAGCGGTTGGTGTGGGGCGTGCTGCAACAGAACGCGCTATCGGGGAGATTGTCATGTTCGATGATCGCGGCGGCCCGCTCACCATCAACTACGACGACATGTGGAGAATTTTCGATGACTTTTCCGTTGCCGACGCTGCCTGAGCTGATTGAGCGGGTAGGCGGCGATCTGACATCCGCGGCGGATGGAGCGCTGCGGCGCTCGGATCAGCGCGCGCTTGTACGGGTCCATTCGGGCGCCAGCCACGAGATGCACGGGTTTCTCGGATGGACGGCACGGCAGATTCTGCCGGACGAGTGCGACGAGGAAATGCTGTTGCGCCACGCGCGGCTGCGGCTCGCGGTGCCGCGCAAAGATGCCGCGTCCGCGTCCGGTTTCGTATCCGCCACCGGGGCTGAGGGTAAAACCATCGACGCGGGCGCCCTGCTGCAGGCTGACGACCAGCGACGCTACGTGGTTGTCGAGACCGCGACGATTCGAGCCGGAGTCGCGAAGGTTCAGGTGCGAGCCGTCGATGCGGGGGTTGCGGGCAACATTGGTGCGGGCGTGCGCTTGCGGTTTATTTCGCCGGTCGTTGGCGTATCGGACACGGTCGTGGTGCTGGATCCCGGGATCTCGGGCGGTACGGATCAGGAATCGGTCGAGCGATTGCGACAGCGGGTCATTCGATCCTATCGCCTCGTGCCTGACGGTGGGAACGGAGATGATTACGTGACATGGGCGCTCGAGGTGCCCGGCGTTACGCGCGCGTGGTGCCGGCCGCACTACATGGGACTCGGTACGGTCGGCGTCTTTTTCATGCGCGACGACGATCTCAACCCCGTCCCGGACGAGCAAGCATGTGCGACGGTGAAGGCGTATATCGAGCGGCAGCGGCCGGTGACTGCGGAGTTGTACGTGCTTGCGCCAACGCCGCGCGCGATCGATTTCGATATTCGGCTTTCGCCGGACGATGAAGCAACGCGCACGGCCGTTGTGGAAAACCTGTCCGATTTGCTTGAACGGGAGGGTGCACTCGGGGTGACCGTACTTGAATCGCATCTCAGGCAGGCGATCAGCGGTGCGCGCGGCGAGCGTGATCACAAGTTGTTGCAACCTGTCGACGACGTTGCCCTGCAGCCGAACGAGATTCCGGTAATGGGAGTCGTGAAATGGCAGTGAAAGACGAGGCGGACTATCTGCAGATGCTGCGCGCGTTACTGCCGCCCGGTCCGGCATGGAGCGACGAGCTCGCTCCGCAGGTGCACCGCGTGCTCGCCGGCCTCGCGCCAGAGTTCCTGCGCATCGATGCCCGTGCATGGGCGCTGCTTGACGAGATGGACGCCGCGACGGTGCGCGAGCTTGTGCCGGATTGGGAGCGCGTCTGTGCGCTGCCGGACGAATGCCTTGGACCGGCGCAGTCCTTCGAAGAGCGACAGCGCGAAGTGCGCAACCGATTGCTGGGCATTGGTGGTCAACGCATCGCGTATTTCGAATCGCTCGCGCGTGAGAACGGCTATCCGGACGCCCGGATCGAGGAACACCGCGCGCCGCGGTTTGGGCGGTCGCGATTCGGTGTCGCTCGCTTTGGTACGTGGGCGCAGCAGTACATCTGGACGATGCACATGGGGCGGCGGCGCAGCGACGGTCGCCGCTGGGGCGTGACAGTTTGGGGCGAGCGGTTCGGACGCAATCCGAATAGCGGCATCGAGTGCTACATCCGGCGTCATGCGCCTGCGCATACGTTGGTGATTTTTGACTACGAGGTATAGGGATGGATTATCCGAAGAGCGTGCCGGGTGTCGGCCTGGTGGATGGGAAGTTCGTCGACGAAAATCCCGGCGCCGGGCAGGTTGGTTCGTTGATTCCGTCGAAGTGGGGGAACGACCTGACGGACGAAGTGCTCAACGTGCTGCGGGAAGCTGGCATCAATCCCGACGAAGCGACGACGACCCAACTGCGTGACGCAGTGGTCGCGATCGCACAGCGTTCTGTGTCAGGCTCCATCGCCAGCCAAGCTGAGGCCGAAGCGGGCAAGGACAACACGAAGCTGATGACGCCGCTGCGCGTCGCACAGGCCACGGCGAAGAAGCAGGATGCGTTGGGCTATGCGCCAGTTCAACAGGGGACAGGGATCGGACAAGGTCCGAACATCGTAAAGCTCGGATGGGCGAAGGATGGCAGTGGTGTGCTTGTCACTGTCGACAATACCGACTTTGGTGCCATTGCACTCGCGAAGCAAGTAGTCGGATATGCGACGCAGCAATGGGTGCAGGGATACGCGGTCAGTATTGCTAATCCGATGCTTCAGGGTAGACCGTGGATCGGTCGAGACGGATGGCAGGCCGATTTGGCGCTTCAAAATCGCCGGCCGGGTCAGAACGTGACGACGTACCTGCGAGCCCGCGACGGCGGCGGCCTCGAGATCATAAACAACGCTTACAACGGTGTCCCGTGGAACATGAGCGATTCTGGGGAAACTTGGCAAGCCGGCAGCCTGCACGTGGGTGGGTCCACGCTCCAAGGTGACGGCAATCTCTATTGTGGGTTCCGCGGTGCGTGGCTGGCCGGCCTTATTGACGATCTCTACAACCGCGACAACGGAAAGGCGAACGTCGGCGCGCGCGTGCAGTGGGATTCAGGGCTCGCCGAATTTGACTACGTTGGTTCGGTGAGCAGCAATATTCACGGTCAAATCGATTTGCCTGCCCCGTGGGTGGTGACAGGGCTGCGCGTTGCTGCGAGTACCAGTTCGATCACGGCGATTTGGCAACGTGGTGTTGTCTTGCGTAACCAATAAGGATCACAGATGGATTTCAGTAAATATACGCACGATCACATGGTGCTCGCTCTGAAGCGCATGTATCCCGACCTCGTGCCGGGTAAAGACTACCGCGCAGCTCAACCGGTAGAGCGGAACGGAGGGCAAAGCGGCCCTCCGTTTATCGCGCATTGGGCGAGTGAATCGGTGCCGCAGCCTGAGGATGCTGACGTGCATGCGTACTTCGAAGCTAACGAAGAGCCGATCCGCGCAGAATATATTCGCTTCTTCCGGGACATGGCGCTGCGCGGTAGTGACGGTAAGACCGTAATCCCGCCCGATATCCCGGCTTCGGTCAAGGTCCAGGCCGAAGCATGGACGAAGTACCGTGAAGCGCTGCGGAAGATCCCCGAGCAAACAGGATTTCCGTTTGAGATTGAGTGGCCCCAATCTCCGGACGAAGAATTTGCTCCCTCTAGTTGAGGATGCCGGCCCAGCGTGGCCGGCAGTTTGGAATCACGGTCAAGTATGGCCGGACAGAAATCACTGCCGCCTTTGGGGCGGCTTTTTTGTTTACGGGGATTCGATGCAAGACCACGAAAAGACCATTTTGGAGCTGATCATCATGGGCGGACTGATTGGTATCGCGAAGGTGTTGGTAGGTGGTGAGCAGCTGACATTTCGCCTAGTTGCGGGCCGCGCGATGTTGGGCTCTGCAACCTCAATGGTGGCGGGAATCGCGCTGTTGCAGATTCCAGACCTGCCGCCGATCGCGCTGCTCGGTCTTGGCAGTGCGCTCGGCATCATTGGGTCGCAGTACCTTGAAGTGCTGTTGCGTCGGAACGCGAAGCGACTGTTCGGGGAGAAGTGACGATGGCGCGTATCACTGTTTCCGCTGCCGGCGGTCGGAATCGCGTCGCGTTTCTCGACATGATTGCCGTGAGCGAGATCGGCTCCGATCTACTGACGAAGTCGGACGACGGCTACAACGTGCTCGTCGGATCGACACAGTCGCGGCCGCTGCTGTTCTCCGGCTATGGAGTACATCCGAATGTGCTCAACCGACAGATCCCGGTGCCATCGACTGCCGCCGGCCGCTATCAGATCCTCGCGCGCTGGTGGCGGATCTATCAGGCACAGATGAACCTCCCTGACTTCGGGCCGATCTCGCAGGACCGGTATGCGCTGCAGCAGCTGCGCGAGCACGGTGCGCTGCCGTTGATCGACGCTGGCCGGTTCCGCGAGGCGGTGGCGAAGGTATCGAACGTATGGGCAAGTCTGCCGGGCGCAGGGTACGGCCAGCACGAAAACAGGATCGAATATTTGCTGTCCGCGTACCGCGCGGCAGGCGGGGAGGTGGTCGCATGACGTGGATCGACCCGCGCATATGGCTGCTCGTCGTCGCCGGCGTCGTCGCCGGTTCGGCGTGCGGATATCTCAAGGGGCACCGTGATGCGGACCAGTCCGCCAAGGTCGCCGATCAGGCCAAGCAGATCGACGATCTGCGGGCCGAACGTGACGAAGTCGGCCGCCGGCTGGCGGCTCAACAGGAGATCGCAACCAATGCTGCGAAAGAACGGGACCAGGCACGCGCTGACGCTGCTGTTGCCGATGGTGCTGCTGACGGCCTGCGTAAGCAGATCACCGCACTCGTTGGCGACGCGCGCCGTGCCGGCGCTGCGGCCGGACGCTCGGCAACCGGCGACGCCCTCGATCTGCTTGCCGACGTGCTCAGCTGGTCTGATGAAACGTCGGGAGAGCTGGCAAAGATCGCTGACGAGCGGGGTATCGCCGGCCAGCAGTGCGAGCGAAGCTACGACGCGTTGACGTCGACCAAAAGCATGTAAGGGGAGAATGATTCTGCCGGCGCGAGCCGGCGCGTAAGCGGGCCAAGGCCCGCTCCGCTCGCTTCTCTTGCATCTAATTCACAGATTGAACCTCGATCGATGCAACTTGTGACCCTCCCAGTGCCGCGTGTTTCGATCAAGAATCATTTCAATAGCTCTTAACTTTTCAGCTGCCTGGTCCGTATCCATTTCTGATATTTCTGAGATCCGTAGCAACCCGATGGAGTTTGGTGAAGTGCCCAATCTTAATCCGCCGCCAGTAGAGAGTATCCATCTATCATGAATTGGGTGCTTGCCTTCTGTCCCGAAGCCTATAACCACAATCTCCGTTTGAGGCGGTGCGCCATCGCATAGGTCATCCCACGCATCGCGAAAGACTTCCTCGGCGGAAAGATCCCGTGACTTCTTATTGACTTGTTCTTTGCTGGTTATGACGACGATTTCCTTGTCGCTTGCAGCCTCTGCTATTGCCCTAATGACTTCGAGATCTTCCGGGCCAAAGTACGGATCCGATATATGAATTGTATCGCCCTGCTGCTGGACGACCCAAGTCTTGATGCGAGCAAACAATTGTTCGCGAGAGCCTGGTCCGATTATGTCGCCTTGGTCAAAGAGGGGAGCCCGCAAGCCTCCGCCGCTACCGGCCAATAGAGCTACAGCGACCTCGCCAGCACTACAAATGCAGTCGTATAGTGCTGGAAGAGTTCGCTCCGCGCTTTGCTGAGTCGCTTTGCGTATGCTGCTTTCGACTACCCAAAGCCATACGGGGTATACCAGCTGAAAGGGATAGCGCTTGCTCGTTTCAACTAGCTGCATGAAGTCACGCGTCGGCTGCGGAATCTGGCGGCCTGCATTAAGAGAAGCTACACTGCGGATTGCGATTTCCGTAAGTTCTTCCAGTGAGTGATCCTCTAGGCTTAAGCGTCCCACACTAGTCGCTGCGTCTTTCTTTGCATCGAGCAATTTGGAGTGATCTTTTAGGCGGCTTTTTTGGAATTTTGTTGCTGGGTCATCATCGATAAGGTCGATGATTTCGTTTACGAACGCTGGATCAATGTTATGTGCCAAGTCCAGAATCCTTTGTCGTTTATCCACGGCATTATTCTCGGAGAGATGGCTGGAAGCCAGCATCGCTTCTCTCAAGAGGACGCGGCATTTAGCGCGGTCGAACGGCTCGAGAATCTCCGCAACCCATTGGAATCGCTCTAGCCTATCTCGGTCGGAGGGGATGGCAAGGATATCGCGGCGAATCGCTTCGAACCATTTTCCGTCTGAGAAAGGGCCGCTGCCATTGGCACACGACGCGGTAATGCTGACAACTATTACACGGTCTGCTCCGTTGCTAATCGCATTTGCTCGTTCAAGTAACTCCTGCCATTGACCATTGTTCTTCTGTTTTGTTTCGCTAATTTTACATCGAAGTATTTCGGCGAGGCATGCAATCAGGAAGCCTTCGTGCTTGATATTATTTTTGTCGGGAAGTTTTCGTTCAACGATATTTTTCAAGTCTACGAGAATGTCGGCGACTTGGTTCCGTCGAATGGATTCGCGGTTCTTTCTCGAGCCAAGCGCATTGCATAGTCTCGTAACGTTGCGATAGATAGCCCAATCATCGCTCATAGTACCGATTTGCGATAAGATATCCATTGCCTCGCTATAGGATAGCTCGTGCTCAGTTCTGCCTCGCTCCTGGAAGAAGTCGGATGGCAGCATCTTGCGCATGATCGTCGTGCAAATAGCATTACGTGCGCTATCGCGGTCACTACCGTTGAGAAATCTATCGATACGCGCGTTTGCGCCAGCTGCTGAAAGGAGGTACAGAAGCGGGGCAGCGCGAAAAACTATCTCTTCGTGCAGTGGCTTATTGTTTTCGAAATTTTCGGCCAACAGCGGTTCAATCATTCTCTCAGCGATGCACTGACTCAAATCTCTCTTTCCATTGAACCAAAGCGTCACGCCGACTTGAGTCCAAATCAATGCCTTATCATCGAGCCCTGGGAGAGTCGATACAAGGGCGGATAGCCGATTGAGCGCTGGTTCAAACTCGTGTGGGAGTGTCGCTACAAGGCGAGAGAAAACGCGTCCTGCTAGACTGGATGCAAGGAACAATTGGGCGGCGGCCGTTGGTGATGATGTGCCACTGGCCCCCGCTTCGAGCCTCACTTTTTCGAGCCAAGAAAAGGCTATAGTTTTGTTAATAGCAGCGAGTTCGCTTACTGCCCAATATCCTAAATCGATTTTAAGCCAACTTTCGTGAATTTCAGACCACGATTTTTCGGCATTTTCTAAAATGGAATCCTGCGGAACAAGGAAAGTGCAAAGATGAGTAATTTTGTAAGTCATTACCTGAGCTTGCATTCGCATTTCTGGATGTTCCATACGTTTCCAGAAGATTAGCAACTTGGGGTCGACTGTGGTTCCTGGCGATGAGGTAAGCCGTGTGCATATTCTGTGAAGCACGAAGAGAATTAATCTCTCTTTCTCGGATCTATTTGTGATCCGCTCTAGGCTCCTGATGATAATGTCCGCGTTTTCGCTGTAAGTATCATTAACAGCGAGGCAGCGGATTACGAGACCGTGCCCCCTGTTTCTTCTCTCTTCTGTATTAATTCGCTCGACTAGATCGATGGCGCGGCGAGGGTCGCACATGCACATTGCGCGAATTGCATCTAATGCAGCGATATAGTGGTCAGCGGTCTGCGATAACAACACTTCAATCGCTTGAAGGAGATGTTGGGTCGTTTCGGCAATTATGCCCGTACGTTCTTCGACCTCATCTTTGTAGCGCAGATGGCTGAGATGGTACAACATCCATGCATAACAGGCCGTTCTGATACCCACGTCTGAGACGACATGCACCTGTGCAAATAAGTCGATGAGGTCAACATCGATTGTACCGGGGGTCCATCTCTCCTTTGCTCGCAACAACGACATGCGGAGGCGCACGGCGTCCTCCGTCGTCCCGTGACCAACGAGTTCGCCACTCTGCGCCTCAAGACGAGCCGTGACTCGTTCAGATGATTCCCTGTCTTTTATATGTGGAGCAACAACGGCAATCTCTCTGATATCCTTGATCTTTGGAGATTTCGAGGTGTCGCGAAGGACAATATCGAGAGCAACTAGGGCAACCTCAGGGGCCTCAGCATCATGGCAATGTGCTTCTAGCCATCGTTGAAGAAGGAACAGCTTGTGGCCTTCTTCCAAATTGGTGATACGGCGCAACACTTCCTGCGCACTCATGGTTCGTACGATTAAAGCAGCAGCATCAAGGACCGGCCTGAGTTTTGCGGCAGTCTCGAACTTTGAGGCTGACTCACCAGCGCTTTGATCTGAAGTACCTCGACTTTCACGGGCTGTCATTGGGGAGTTGGCCGCGGGCTGCTCTGGTTTACGAGTAGAAGAAGCAGCGCTTTCGAGTATCTTCAGTGAAAGATCGATGTCGACCGGCAACAATTCAGCAGCAATTGAGATCAACGCTGGCTCGGAAAGCTCGCCTTCTAACTCGGTGAGGAGGGCACGTAGAGTTTGAAAAACCTGCTCCGGAACTTCTTTCCCGACCTTGGCAAAGCACCTGGCTGCAGCTGCTAGCTGTTGAAGTCTCTCTTCTGGCGTTGTGGCGGTCAGAGCAAGTGCGGCAGCGGCATCCTCCATGCCTAATGCTAGCAGCGCTTCGATCTCATAGGTCGAACTGGCCGCCAACGTCGTTCCATTGATCGCGGATTCAATGAGCGAAAAACGTACCTCGGCAAATAGATCTCCGTTTCGGCGGGCTGAAACGATCCCGTATCCTGCATGTGTTTTGAGTGCTCGCAATGATTTCTCAATGGTGAGAAGCTTGGAAAAATGCGAGCCATTCAATCTCGTCACGGCCTCAGTGTGTTGCCCTGCCGCCACCAGTTGTGCTGGCAGGGCGATTATCGCTTCTTGATCGTTTCCTCGAGTGAGAAGGCGAGATATCAGAGCTTCATCGGTTTTGCTTCGTAAGTGGGAGAGCTTATCCGCAACGAATTGCTTCTGCGCTTCTGATCGAATACTCCATGTTTGGCTGGTGGTATCTCTCTCTACCAACCGGCATTTCATTAGCAATCGCTCTATTTTGTTGCTATCTTGGTCCGTTAGTTCGCACAGTGTCTGCGTTGTAAGGAGCGTGTGGGAAAATGCAATGAAGGCCAATACACTCTCTCCACTTGAATCTAGATGGAGTGCTGCCCATTCGTATTCGAAGATCTTATTTAATGTTCCCTTGCGTTCGGCGAGTAAATTATCAAGCGAGGCTCCTTCTGAAACGAGTAGTCTGAGTTTGTGTAATAGTCCAACATTTCCGCTGGAATAAGTGTGCAAAGCCTTGACGTCCTCGTCGGGGAGATCGAGATCAGCGAGATACTCAGCCGTTTCCGGTGGGCTAAGAGCGAATCGTGGAATTTTTACGGCGTTTTTTTGCGCGAGAGGTAACTCATGATAGAGCTTTTCGCTGCCGGTGATCAAGAAGCGAAATTCGGATTGAACGGCGGGAAGTTGGTTAAATATTTCTAACGTTAATTGTCGATCGGTTTTTTCAGAGTCGGATAGGCCGTCAATCACGAAGGTAATCGGGCTTTTCCGGCCAAATGACTGAAAACGGAGTATGTACTGATTAAATACGGCCTCATCGACTTGGAAGTCTGGGATTGTGGAGGCCGAAATGTCATGGACGAGAAAATGTATCTGCTCGGTGAGCGTGAGGCGAAGAAAGGCTGCGGAGTAAAAAATCGGAGCGGACGCAGTCAGGAAGGCGCCGACTGCTCGCCGTTCATGGCGTCTCATATACTGTGCAGCCAGCTCAGATTTTCCTGATAATGGGTCTCCCTCGACAAAGACGATATTTGTCGACTCGAACGCTCGTTCGATTGTCTCTAATACATTATCTCGCGGTATTAGTTTGGCAGGTTCGAGTGGGGCGTTTCGTGCATGTAGAATGACACTGTCGAGTTCAGGTTTCATGGTCTCATCGCATCTTTAACGTCGCTGTGGGCAACTTAGGTTTGTTGATCTTCGACCGCATATGGAAAGTGGCTATTTCGACGGCGGAGAATGAATGTAGTCGGCGTGGGCAGCCAGAGACTCCGCGGTGTACCGAACGGTGTACATCGATGTTGTGGGTTTTTCTGCCGTCGCATTGATTTGGTATGGATCTAGTCGAACTTGTATCGGGCACGGTGGCGTGCCAGGAAAATTTTGTTGCCTTTTGTGATCTTACGCAGCGCCGGATACCGGTCGAGTGCGAGGACTTGTCGATCGCTTTGGGATAGTTTCGGTCCAACCAATAGGCCGCCATCCGGGGCAAACGAAATCAGCCCCTTGTCGAATAGCCGATCAATATGTGGAGCGAGCAGCAACCCGTTGTCGGGATCGATCCGTTCATCGTTCGTGCTGAGGCTCCAAGGGTGGATGTGTGAGGCGAGGAGAAGGTCGGTGTTTGTAAGGCCCGTGAGGGAGCATTGACTGCTCCATCTCTTGAGTAGATCCGCTCGAAACTTTCCCTGGCCGACACGGGCTTTCACGATTGCATCCCGCGTCGTCTTCGATACCTTCTTCCCGTTTCCACCATCGATTACGAGCACATCTTCGAAGCGTTCGATCATCTGCGACGACTCGAGTAGGTACGTGCCGGCATCTTGTGGCAGGTGCGCCATATAGATCTGCTTGAGAGTTCCCGTACTTGTGAACAGCGGGGGAGATGTGCGCTCGTCAAACCGCGAAATGAACTCGGCTGAAACTTCGTCACGATGCACCGGGGTCTTCAGTTCGATCAGTTGGACATCGACACGGTGCCCGCTGGCATCCCATTCGGAGAAGGAGCGGCTCGGGGGGCGCGGAGCTAAATACGAATCCTTGATCGCCCTGGCGATATGCGAAATTCGTTGGCTATGGCAGCAGAAGATCAAGTCACCGGACTTGACAGCGGCAACGTTGTCCCAGTGCTTCAGGTGTTGTTCCCTCCCAGACCGGGTGATCGTGTGTTGCGGCGCCCACAGAAAGTTACCTCTAAGAACCTCATTGACCGTCAGTCCGACGTTTACCCAGTAGAACTTCATTGCCCCGCAGCCCACATTGTTATGTTCGTGAGACGTTACCGTTCTTTACGCATGAGGGGAAGGGGCTCATCAAGTGAAACGCATACTAAGGGGGCGGTGCTTAGAGGTCGGTCCGGACCGACCGTGCAATTGTCGGAAGGATGGCGAGCGTGACAACTGTGTTTTTATACAGCACTATGAACCTAAAGCCATGATGCAGTGCACTGCTGTCACGACTCATGTTGATCTCAATGGGCTACAATCCCCGGCGGGAATACCCAGAGCAACGAACGCTTGAGGAGCGCGCGGCTAGACTTCCGACGCGCCCGAAAGATAAAGACCAAGACCGGGGTGACAATGCAGTGATACCAGCATTTAATACATCTATCGTGTTGCCACCATTCATTGGTGATACGCCAACGATAGCGGCCCGGTATCCAGTGCGAACTGGAAGGGCAGCCGAAGTTGGGCACGTCGCCGATTGACCTTCGCGCCATCCCGCGTCAGCCATGGCGAGGACTTCTCAAGGTTCGGACGATTCGCGAGCGTGGCCGCGCACCGAGAACTGCGTATTCGCTTGCTCGATTGATCGAAGCAATTGAACCAAAGCCAGGCGGCGACCAATCGTCTTCAAGGGCGGCGTAAGGTTTGGCGTAGGTATGTTGCTTTGCCTTTGACTGACAAGCCACTGCATTACTTCGAAGAGAACGAGTAACACGATCGACTGGCTCAGAGGAGCCAGAACCAACAAATCAAAAAATTGTAGATCGTGAAGCTTTCTCGAATCCCCGAGCTTGACCTGCTTCGGTTCGTCGCCGCACTTGCTGTAGTGTTTTTTCACTTTGCATTTCGGGGCCATGCGGCCGACGACCTGACCATCATGCATTATCCGCCGCTGGAGCCGATGTCTCGGTACGGCTTCCTCGGCGTGCATCTGTTCTTCATGATCAGCGGGTTCGTCATTCTCATGACGGCCGGCGATGCGAGCATCAAAAAATTCATTGCGTCCCGTGCGGCTCGTCTGCTGCCGGCGTTTTGGGTTTGTTGCACGGTCACTTTCTTCGTGACGCTCGCAGTTGGCGGGAACAGGTTTACGGCGACATGGCCGCAATACATCGTCAACATGCTGACGCTCGGCGGCGGGTTTGGGGCCGATCCGATCGACGGCGCATATTGGTCGCTCGGTGCAGAACTGCGGTTCTATAGATTGGTCGCGATTCTGATCATCGTCGGCCAAATTGGCCGTTCAGAGCGATGGCTCTTTGTATGGTTGATCGGCACGGTGCTCGTGGAGATATTCCCGTTCATCAAGCTCAAGACTTTCCTGGTGACGGATTACGCTGGCTTCTTCATCGCTGGCGCGGCGTGCTTTCTCATTCGGGCGCACGGGCTATCGCGCTCACGCGTCGTGCTGCTGTGTGCCTCGTGGGCACTATCGCTGTATCACGAATTCCAGTTGCTGCCATCCTTTAGCGAACACTTTCGATTGGCCCTGAGCCCGGTGGTCATCGGTATCGTGATGACGTCTTTTTTCGTGGTGCTGCTCGGGCTCGCGCTTCGTCGAACGCCGATCCTTCACGGTTCGCGATGGGCCTGGTTCGGTGCAGTTAGCTATCCGCTTTACCTGATTCATCAGAACGTCGGTTACATGCTATTCAACTTGACCGACGCAACGGCGAATAGCGACGTGCTGTTTTGGAGCGTTATCGCGGCGGCCATCGCGTTTGCATTGATGGTGCACGTAGCCGTCGAGAAACCGCTCGCACGGCCGCTGAGGAACGGAATCGTGCTTGGGCTTGATGCGCTTCACAACTGGGCTTTAACTGCGCATCGGAGCCGAATGCGCCAGTAA